ACATTATAGACCTGAGCAGTCAAACCTTCTGCTGCGTGGGCTTTATCAATTATTAAAAGCAGGGGAAATAGAGCAAGGGATAAGACCAATGCTACTCTCAATAACTTTTTAATATTTAACTCCTTATAGTCGTAGTGGTGATATGACTATTAAGGCTATTATATCATTTTATGCAACAAAAAAGGGAGCCTATTGCTAGACTCCCCTAATTGTTGGACTATTAAGAGTTACTTCTTAAGAATCTTGTTCACAAGAGCAGTCAACGCTGTGATCTGCTTCTTGAGGTTTGCAAGTGCTGTGTTAACAGACTTTGTAAGTGCTGCAACTGCTGCAGAAGCATTTTCTGCTGCAAGTGTTGCTGCATCTGCTGCCTTTACTGCCTCAAGAGCAGCATCTGTTGCTGCGTTAGCAGCCTTTGCTGCATCCTCAGAAGCCTTTGTAGCAGCCTTAGCAGCAGTGTTTGAGACAACTGCTGATGCTGTTACTACAACCTGACCTGCTACTGGAAGAGATGATCCACCAGTTGCTGAGATTGTTACTGTATTTTCTGTCAATGGCATAAATACCTTGTATGACTTTACAGTTTCTGTATCAGTTGTGATTGATGTTGCTGTAAGAACATCTGAACCTGAACCAAATGCATAAGTAGAAACAATTCCACCTGTTGCAAATGCGTTAGCGTGTGTCTTTCCAGATACTGGTAGACCTGCTGCATCAAGAATCTGAACCTTAATGGTTGCTGCTTCTCCTGGGACATATTCAGCCTTGTCAAATGACAACTTAACTGTTGCTGCTGCTGCCTCTACACGAGTAGAAACTGGAGCAGATACAATTGTTCCTGCTGCATTTCTAACTGTAACTGCAACTCCGCCAGCCTTAACACCTGTAAGTGTAAATACTGCTTCACCGTTTACGATTGTTGCTGCTGTACCTGAATCAGATACTGTTAGAACATCGGATGAGTTAGCATAAAGTGTTCCTGCTCCAACTGTTACGCCAGATGCATCCTTAGCAACTGCCTTTACAGTAGTTGCGTTTGCACCAACTGCGATAACAGACTTAACTGGAGTAGCAACGATTGTTGCGATATCACCATAGAATGTTACCTGCTCTGTTGCAAGAACTGTACCTGTAAGTGTTGTAAGAGTAATTGTTCCAACTCCTGCTGTACCGTCAGCAAATACACCAATGTGATTTCCTGTAGGGATTACCAATGCACGACCAAGAGCAGAGATAGTTGTAGCGTTTGTGCCATAACCAATCAAGCCTGTTCCTGAAACTGTTGCAAGAATTGATTCAGTTGCTGATCCGCCTGCTGCATTCTTAGGTGTAACAACAATTACTGCTGCTGCATCTGTAGAAGTAGCCTTTGGAGCAAACACAGAATCATCTGCTGTTGCTGTAGTAACTTCACCACGGTTAAGAATTGAAGTTGTTGTTGCTGCAGAAGGTGTGATATCTGCTGCCTTAACTGTTACTGTCCATGCAACTGATGGACCTGTTGCTGGGCGAGTTGTTAGAATACGTGCCTCATATGTACCAGCAACTGATGGAGCAACCAATGAAACTGTGAACTTTGCAGTTACATATCCTGGTGTACCAACTGTTGAATTAACATCTGCTGAAAGTGAACCTGCTGCAATTGCAACTGTAGAGGTTGTTGTTTCAAGCAATGATAGTGTTGCTGACTTGTTTGAGCCTGAAGGCTGTGTGAAAATAGCAGATAGCACAGTTGCTGTGTCTGCTGCTGTTTCCGAAATAAATGACAATGTAACTACTGCTGTAGCAGTCTCACCAGCGGTGATTGCATCTGTAGCAGAGTCAATCGTTAGCGTTGGTGCGATTACAGCAGCACTTGTCGGAAGTGCTGAAATAACGCCAAAGGTCATCGCTGCAGCAAGACCTAGGGCAATTTTCTTAAATGAATTCATCTTTCTCCTTGTTTTTATAATAAATTGAATTTGTCCAGGAAATCACGCACATCATCCGTCATTTGCCTAGGTTCTAATTCTATCATACTTCTTTTTTTCTGTGCAAGTTGAGCAGCAGAAGCAGACCAAGTATGTACTTCAATAACTGTATTAGTAGTCTTTGGGGTATGTGATATAGCCCCAAATACTGCACCAGATACAGCATCTGCTAAGTCTTTAGATTTTTTACGGGGGTGATCAACACGATTGCCCTTCATAATCTTTAACTCAGACATTTCTTCTAGCAGTAATGGAATCATAGGAATTGCTACACGCTCTTCATATATCATCATTGCTAAATCTTCGTAGTGTTTTTTTGCAACAGAGACAGTCTCAGTTCTAATTCCAACTGCCTGCAACTCATTCTGAATATCAAATGACTGCCATCGGTCAAAAGAAACCATGCCGATATTAAATCCCTGTCTACGCAAATTCATAATCCACTGTTTAACTTCCGAAAGGTTAACTGGACCTTCAGACTTTGGTTCCCACCAAGCAACAGCATCAACGATAACCATTGGGGCTACCTGTTCATAGTCTTTGATTACCTGAATGTTAACCCATTTATCTACATGAGCAATAGCAACAGCACACTTATCGTGCTTCTGTGCAAGGTCTGCGTGGATATAGTATGTCTTGTCTGGGTCTGGTTTAAATGACTCATCAAACCTTCTAAACTGGTCTAGTGGATTTCTAAGTGTCATTACCTTTTCTAGTTTTGCTTTATCCTTAAAGAAGGCATCAGATGCATATGTTGGCATACATGCAAAACGCATCATTGCATCGCCAAGGTCTGTATAAAATGCAATCTTAAAGTCATCAATCTTACGGGTTGGGTTTACTTCCCATGTAGGTCTTTTAAATGCTAGGACTTTTGGTATCTTGTATGAGATTATTGTGTCTTCGTCCCACGAAATTTCAAACCTATTTCCTGGATCTTCATGTGGTAAGTCTTCGTTAATAATAAAAGTGTGCTTTCGCTCAATAGTTTCTTTTTCTGCAATGACAGATTCATATCTTTGTGAGATAAAGTCACCCTGATATCTAGGGAATGAAAGCAATGCCACCTTACCAAGATCAGGGAAACGAGAATCTACAGTACCACGGAATGCTTTATAAATATTTTCTGCAGTCTTTCCTTGCTCATTACCAGTACCAACTTCTGAAGCAAAACCAGAAATCTCATCAAGTACAGCCATAAACAAGTTCAAACCTTCGTGTGATTCTCTTTCTGAGTGTCCAGAATAAACTGTTACAGACTTATCAAAGTCAATTGAGTCTGCCTTTGGATTATACTTTCCTGCAAACCAAGGCGATCTTTCAATCTTGCTCTTAAAACCTTTAAAGAAAACGTTCTTAGCCTGTTGAGCGTTAATAGCAACGTTGATAATATCAATAGCATCCCCTGCTGGCTTTCCATAGTATACTGCTGGATCTTTGAGGCATAACAGTTTATATACTACATAGGCACATGCTACTGTAGATACGAAGTCTTTTCCAGATCCCTTGCCAAGTTGCAAAATAATCTCATTCTTTGTAAACTTTTTATAATATGCTTCTCCAGCAACATCTCCAAGCAAGGTTTGAAGGTCTTCTTTTTTATATATCTGACTCATTGCTTCTACAATTTGATACTGTATATCAGAAAGTGGTGGCTGCCCAAGATAGTCTGGAGACTCAACAAATGTTTTTGCGTCTACTGGGGTTTCTACAAAATGATTTTCTTTAAGTACTTCTAGAAACTCATTGAACATCGTGGACAACTGTAATCACTTCTCCTTCTCTCGCAACAGCAGACAATCTCTGCATAATTAAGTCACGAACTTCTGGGTGCTCAGATGCAATATCTCTAAGAATTCCAACAAGAACTTCTTGTCTACGTTCAATTTCAACCATCTCTTCTGCAAGTTCTTTGTTCTCAAGAAGGCCAGCCTTTTGTAGCATATCGATACGCTTTGATTCTATATCCATGACAAGTTTGATAGCAGCAGTTTTTGCGCTAAGGTTATTAGTCATTGATGCTTCGTCTATAACTTCGTAAGACTTTGTAATTAATTTACTATAGTGAGTGTCAGCACCTACCAAGGCTTCTTTAGCACGGGCACGAATTGCTGCATTGTCAGATGCCATTGCCTTCCACTCATTAATTAAAGTTACAACACGAGTACGTGGAATATCTAGTTCTTTAGAAATTATAGTTGGATCATTACCTTTAAGGTATTCACTAACTACAGTGTTAACCTGATCAAGATGTTTGACTAGATCTTCTTCAGTTGACATACTTTCCCTCTAGTCTATTAATCTCATCTTTAATATAAAAGATTGCTTTCTCTAAGTCCTGAATTGTTTTCTTTTCATCCTTAAGTCCTGCTCTCCATAGGTACTTAAAAGCATTGCCAACATTAAAATTGCGATGACGAGTAATCTGAATACACTCTACACCTGAAGGATCTGATGTGTAATGAAGTGGATGATTAACTTGGTCAACTGTAATGTTTAGATTTTCACTCATCTTCATCTTCCCAATCAAGTACTTCTGGCATACCACGCAATGCTGTAACTACGTAGGTAATACCTACTGCGCCAGCAATACTTAAACCAATTATAATCTTCTGTAACTTATTCATCGCCTTGACTTCCTTAGTCCGAATTTTGCAAGGTATACATAGATTGTTTCTACGCTTGCCCCACACTCTTTGGCAATATCTTCTGGACTTTTCTTATCCATTAAATACCGCTTACGCAGCCAAACTTCACTTGTATATAGTTTACCAGCCATAATGTTATTTGTCAACTCCTATGGCCTTTGTCCAGTTGCTTAATGCCCAATGTCCAATACCGCAAGCATCAGCCACATCGTTATCTGTAACCTGTCTGTCATAAATAGTATTAATAAACTTGATCGTTCTTTCTTTTCTTAGGTTTCTTTCATAAGACTTATACCACGAAACAGACTTGCCAGGATTGCTAGAACGAATTACAAGTTGTTCTTCCTTGGATATTTTTTTATTACCAATAAAGTTTTGCCATGTGATTGGAGATACCTTGCCTATAATTTTTGTTCCAGACTGTCCTGCTGCACCAAGAATTGCTCCTTGAACTAGTGCAAGATCTGCAGCAGTCTTTGGGCTATTCATAAAGACAGTGTGTTCAATAATAATTGCTTCAAACCCACCATAGTAATCAAATACAGCCTTAACTCTTTCTCCAGCATTCATAACTTTTTCGTAGATGTCGTTTCCTTCAAATGTAATTTTGCCAACAAACCCAAGTTCTTTTTGAGTTGTATCAAACAAAGCAAAAGCAAGATTATTAGTGCTGGCATCAATGGCGCAAAGAGTTTTTGGCATCAACGGAACACCCCACTTACTCTTGTTCATATTCAATAAACCCCTTTAACTCTTTTATCATTTTTGCCACTTGCTTAGCACTAACATTGCAGTTAGCACAAAAACCAGAGTCATTATAGATTGATAAAGATGTGTCACAACCGCCTAAACATTTACGAACCTTTCCGATTCGTTTCTGTCTTCGTGTTGCTTCGTATCTTTGAGCAATCTTCTCTCTGGTAGATTCTTCTCTACAAAGTTCACTGCAATATACTTGATAACTTACTTTTGGTAAAAAGTATGTATCACATCTACTACATAGTTTCACTCAGTTCCTCCAGAGAAGCAATCTTTATTGTTCCAGTGCCTGCTTCTGCACATGCTGCCTTTACTGGACATGTCTTACAAATTTTAGAGTTACCACGATAGTTTTTAGTTGGTAGTGTTTTATCTACCCAAGCCTGACGAACTTCACGCATCCAACTAAATGCACCCTCAACCCATTGGCGATAGTTATCATTAACCTGAATAGGAATAATCATGAGGTCATGAGTATTCTTGTTCTCATAAATTAGTGCACCTTTTTGCTTACCAAATATCTTCATGTAAATAAGTAATTGAACTAGGTGGCCAGTCTTTGGCTTATTTGTTTTCTTTCGATACTCAAAACCTTCGTTCATCATTGTTTTGATCTCACCAAGAATTTCTTCTCCTTCCCAATTAAGCATTACGTCTCCGTAACCAAAAATTGGTGGATCACTATAAAGTACTTTAAACTCTGTAGTTACTTCGCCCTTATCGTTAACATATGGAACAGCGACTCCAGAATTCAGCATAGCCTTTTGAATTCTGTCATGTCCCATAGTTCCAGAACTCATATTGGCAGCGCCAAACGCATCTGTATAGTCATCAAAAATAGCACCATTAAATGCTAAGAACCAGTACCTAGGGCACTGTCCATGTTGGTATGCAATTGTTGATGGAGCAAAAGATTTTTTGATAGTATGCTTTGGTCCTCTGTCTAAAATGTATCCAGTCTGGATCTTACTAACCATTTCTTCTGCGTTAAATATTTCATTCTGCTTAGCCATGACTTCTCTATGTTCAGACTCTTTTAGCATAACCTGCTGTAGTAAATTTTTTGTCATTTCATCCCTTTGTTTATATAAGTATATCAGGTTAGCGCATAATATATTTTAGTGCTGATACCAAGTTATTGACTGCTTCTGCTGCAGTGTAATATATGTTCTTTTTTGCTCTATTGTTTTTATCAACATTAGCCATCCAGGTAGCCTTAAGTGCCAACTTACCTGCAATTGCCTGCAGTCTAACAATTTCAATTGCTGCTACTGGCATTGGGATATCTGGTTTAATAATTAACTTAGCAATCATTGTCAATGCCGTAGTTAATTCTTCATCTTCCATAAATTCTGCTATCTCTGCTAAACCATTAATCTGATCAAGCGTTGTTACTTCTGTCATATTATTCTCCCTCTACTAACTGTTCCAACATGTCTAATTCAATTATAGCAAGTCTTACTTTTTGTGTTCCCTCGCCCAAAACAATAATAAGTGCTGGATCCATGCTTTTCTTAAGAGCATCTGTTACAACTTTAGCCCATACATCCTGATTTAATGTAAAAGACTTAGAGCATTCTTTAAAATCAATTACAAAGTTATGCCAAGAAGCATCACCTTTTGTGTTGTTTCTACCAGAATTTTTGTGTTGTTTAGCACCAATTCTTTTGGACTCAGATCTTTCACTCATCGGTAAAGTCACCCTTCTTCTTTTTCTTTGGAGTTAACCCAACCTTGCTTATATGTTTTTTAGTGCACATCCAGGTTGTATCACCAGACTCAGGCCAAAACCTTAAAGAAGTAACTTCTTCATTACATTTTTTACAAGGAAACTTTCCATTAAAAACCCTAAAGTCTCTATCAGCCATTAGTTAGTTTGCTCTTTAGACTTTCCTGTAAATCAATATCTTCTTTGACCCGAGAAATAAAACCTTCTCTGCCCTGAACCTTTGTACCATCTTCAAGTTGATACCATGCACCAGTTCTATTTACAAGTCCTGCTGCTTCTGCTGTATCTACAAGATCTCCAATAGAGTCAATTCCAACTTCATCTCCTCTAAAATAAAAGTCATACTCTCCTGACTGAAAACCTGGAGAAGTTTTTGAGAACTGCAGTTCCCATCTAATCTTTCTACCAACTTTTTATTCAATCAACTTATCACCAATCTTTATCTTGCCCTTAATGGCTTGGTTATCAGACTC